GTACGGTAGTTAATAATACACCACCAACAGCAAACGCACCTGTAATTCCAAACTCTAATTCAGATATATGTAAAGTGGGTGTTGGCGGAAGTATACAGAATAATGTGTTAGGTTTAGCTACAGGAGTTTTAGTAGACGATGAGCTATGTCAGCTTTTAAAATTATCTCGCAGTCAGTATGCTTTTGGCATGAAAGTCTCGGCGGTGGCCCTACTTTGTCAAGACCCTCGTGTTTGGACGAGTATGATGGACGCGGGGACCCCGTGCCCTGTTAAAGGTTTGATAGGTGCTGAAGCAGCTACATATTGGGAAGAAAACCCTGATAAAATTCCAGATGGCAGTAGATATAAAACTGAATATGTACAGGCTGCAAAACCTGTTGAAGGAGAATTAAGTGATGCAGGTCATATTGCAATTTATAAGACTTTGTTCCTTATTACTACTGGTCTCCTCTTATTCTAGAGCAGATTGTCTACCTGATGTAGAAGGTCTTTGTATTCCTGGAGTAACTATTACAGAAGATACTCAGATTGACATTACTGAAGAAGACAAGGGCACAGAAATAATTACAACTACTACCACCACAGTTACAACCACTACCACCACCGTCACTAATGAAGATTCAGGAGACATTCTTGATGGTGATAATGATTATGTAAGCACGAGTAAAGAAGGTGATATGGATTATGACTGGTCGGGTCAAGGTCCTGCAAGTATGCCTAGTGGCAATAGTTGTGGACAGTTAGGTACAGATAAATGTGCCATGATTACAGGCAGTGGTAATTCAACATCTACTATGGGTGTTGATGGTATGGGTACAACATTCTTTAACACTATTGACATATCAGATTTACAAATAGATAACGGTGGAGAAGTCAAATACTCAATTAAAGTAGATAAACAAGATGCTCAAGATAGAATATATATGCACGTTTCAGGATTTAACGGAACTACTTCGGTCTTTTCAGGCACTGACGTCTTGTCTGAATCTGGAGTATCAACAGGCTACCAATCTTATAACGGTTCTTTCAATTTCAGTGGTGTATTAGATAAAATAATTGTTGAGGTTGGTGGAAGAGATATCAATATGGCCATTGGTCCAATGTTTGATGATGTTAGCATCAATGTTTTTTACAATGTAATTAATACTATTGTTACTCAACACATCACAACTTTAGAAGAGATATATTATTTAGATATTTTTAACCCTGTTGAATTAGACTTTGTTGAAGAAGTGTTTGAATATAATGATATTAGTATGGAAGAAGGAGAGATATCATTCACTCCTGTAGAACCTGAGGTAGAAGAGGTAACACTTGCAAGTGTTGAATTAGAAATAGCTGAAATTGAAATTAACTTACCAGAGCCAGAACCTGAAATTGTTGAAGTTGAAACAGAACTTGAGATGGAGATTGAAATGGAAATGGAAGAAATTGTAGTTGTAGAGGCTGAACCTGAGGAAGAGACTATCGAAGAATCTCAAGAAGAACCACAGGAATCAGAACAAAAAGAACTGCAACCAAAAGAAAAAGAAAAAGATCCAGAAGAAAAGCCAAAAGAAGAGAAATCATCTGAACCTAAAGTAACAAAAAAAGAGAAAGCTGCCACAAAAATAGTTAAAAAGATAGATGATAAAGCCAGATATGATGATGCTGCTCAAACAAAAACCTTGATTGTGATGCAAATACTTGGCAATACAAAAACCTTTTTTGATAGTCAAGCATACATACAAGATACAAATGTTACTGAGTATTTAAACAAGACAATAGATGATCCGTATGGTATGCTCTTCAATAAGGCTCAAAATGAAACAATGAATGATATGGTGAACTCACAATGGCAGAAGTCTCGATAGGCGGAATTTCCTTTAAAGGAGGAAAAATGATGGCAATCATCCTTGCACTTAGTAGTGCCGTGGGTGCTTTGTATGGCGGATTTGAAATGTATAAGCGTTTTCAAGATATGTCCGCAGCCATAGAGGCCTATCAGGAGCCTGATTTAAGCGGATTTGATAAAAAGATTGCACTCGTAGAAAGTCAAACTCAAGCACAAGTAGAGCTTGTATCACAACAATTAAATGCTTTAAAAAGTGAATTAGAAATTATACTAGGTGAAATAGACCTAATAAGTCAGGTTAGTCGTGAACTTAAAGATGACCTTAAAACGGATTTACGCTCTATGGAAGGAGACGTAAGACATATCACCGAAATTGTCAATGACGTAGAAGATAGACAAAAAGAGGACACGAGAGAGCTTTTAGATGAGCTAAAACTCATAGAAGAAAACCTTGACTTACAAATTAATAAGGCTTTAAATAACCCTTTAAGTAATATGAGTGCTAAAACAAAATGAAACTAGAAATTAAAACAGTATTACCCTATCTAGTGCTATTTGGCACTTTAGCTATGACATGGGGCATGTGGTCAGAACGTTTAAATGCGGTAGAAGTTAAAGCAGATAGTGTTGCAAAAATGCAACAAGACTTAGCTGTTATAAAAGTACAAATTCAAGCGATTGATGAAAAGATGGCTTGGATGGAAGAGTTTTTAATAAAGAATTATAATGAGTATTAATGGCCATAAGTAGATCACAAATGGCTCAACAAATAATGAAACCTGGAGGTAAAAAAAATGGGAAAGTTGTGCGCAAAAGGCAAAGCCGCCGCAAAAAGAAAGTTTAAAGTTTATCCTAGCGCATATGCAAATATGTATGCTAGTGCAGTTTGCTCAGGTAAAGTAACACCTGGCGGTAAAAAGAAACCAAAGAAAAAAGCATTTGGTGGTTCTGTAAACGAAATATCTCAATCTAGAAAACAAGTTTCTGCAAATAGAAAAGCCAGAGGTGGTAAGATTATTGCTGCTGCCTGTGGTGGAGTAATACGTAGGAAAGAAACCACACTCAGTTAAGGAGGTACATTATGGGAAAATTATGGAGTAAGTGGAAGAACTTAAACAAAAAAGGCAAAGCAATTGCTGGTGTTTTTGTATTAGTTGTTCTATGGGCCATTTATAATCAAATCTGGTAATGGCTAAAAAAGGTTTACGTGCTTGGGTAAAAGAAAAATGGGTGGACATCGGTGCACCCAAAAAAGATGGTAAATATCAACCCTGCGGTAGGTCTAAAGGTTCAAAAAGAAAATATCCAAAATGTGTTCCACTTGCAAAAGCAAGAGGTATGAGCACATCTCAAAAAGCGTCAGCAGTACGAAGAAAACGTGCTGCTGGCAATCCAGGTGGTAAACCCACCAATGTAAAAACAATTGTCTCGAAAAAAACTAGCAGAAAAAATAAAAAGTGATGTGATCAATTGGTCTAAGAATGTCTTAGAACCCATGAATCAACATTTAGGTTTCCCAGCATGTCCTTTTGCTGCAAAATGGAGAAGAGATAATAAGCTTCGTATTGAAGTCAGACCTGATAAAACAAAATATGAGAAGCATCTCACAAACGTATTAAAAGATTGGAATAAAAAACAACATGACATTATTATCTTTTGTGACCCTTATTGGGAACAGTATGATGCTGAACAATTTCAAGATAAGATAGATTTTTACAACAAAACCTATAATAAACGAGATGTATATTTTATGGGATTTCATCCAAGCAATCCTGCTACTGTAGAAGAACAAGAATTCCTTGTAAATCCACATGAGGAGTGTGATTGGGAGCCTGAGTATCAATATAGTATGATGCTCATACAGAAATTTAAACAGTTGTATGAAGCAAGTTGCAAACTACATAAGATAGGTTATTATAAAAATTGGCCAACTGAGTATTATGATGATGTCGTAAAAACTCGGCAAAACGACTACGAAAAACTTTTTAAAAAGGAGAAACGATATGATGGGAATGAAAAAGCAAGCCATGAAAAGAGGCGGTAAGCCTGTTGCTATGAAACGTGGCGGTAAAGCAAAAAAACAAGTAAAGAAGAAAAACAAGAAAAAGAAATAATTTATGGCTACCTCGGGAACCACATCATTCGATTTAAGTATTGATAGGCTTGTTGAGCGTGCCTATGCCCGTTGTGGTATGGATGTGCGTACTGGATATCAACTATCCGCAGCAAGAGATAATCTTAATTTACTTTTTTCTGAATGGGGAAACCGAGGTATTCACCTTTGGAAAGTTAAAAATAATACATCTAATTTAACAGCTGGGACAACAACATATACTGCTCCCTCCGATGCATCTGATGTATTGGAAGTTGTATTTAGAAATGGTTCTACTGATACTAGTATGACTAAGATTTCTAGATCTGAATATGAGAACTTACCTAACAAAACATCACAAGGCACACCTAGTCAATACTATGTAAGAAGAAATTTAACAAACGTTACAATAACGCTATATCAAACACCTAATACAACTGACACACAAATTAATTATTATTATGTAGGAAGAATCGAAGATGCAGGTGTTTATACTAATACTCCTGATGCCCCTTACAGATTTTTACCTTGTTTAGTTTCAGGATTAGCCTACTACACATCACAAGAAGTAGCTCCTGAACGTTCACAAGAATTAGAAAGAAGATACGAAGCAGAATTACAAAGAGCATTAACAGAGGATAGTCAATCTACTTCAGTGCATATTGTGCCTCGTGACTTTTATGTAGGGTAAAATGACTTTTGCAAACGGTAAATTTGCACTAGCTATCTGCGATAGATGTGGTCAACAATATAAATATCTCGAACTAAGACAAGAATGGAATGGTTTATTTACATGTCCTGAATGTTTTGAATCTAAACATCCACAATTAGATCCACCCTATCATCCTGCAGATGCCGTAGCTTTACATGATCCAAGACCAGCAAGACAAGAACCTGTTACTGTGTACGTTAATGCACCAGGAGATAGTAGTTTTGAGTCTGATGGAATGCAGCCTTCTACTGAAATCAAAAAGTTGATAATTACGACTAAAGTTGGTAATGTCACTGTGAGCATATCATGAATTATACTGAACTTCTTAGCAATGTTAGAAATTATACAGAGGTAGGATCTGATGTTTTAACAGATGCTATTTTAAATGTATTTATAATCAACACTGAAAATAAAGTACAAAAACAATTAGATCTTGATGCTTTCCGTAAGTTTGCCACTTCAAGTTTCACCATAGGTAGTCCTTTTATTACTTTACCTGATGATTTTGATTTAGAAAGAGGTGTTCAAATTGTTGATAACACAACAAAGGACCGTATTTGGGCAGAACAAAGAGATACAACTTTTATTGATGAATATAATGTAGATAGAATTAATAACACAGGAAAACCGATTTATTACGCAAACTGGGATCAGAATACTTTTATATTCGCTCCTACACCAAATGCTACTTATACAGTAGAACTTTGGTATAATAAAACTCCTGATAGATTATCTAGTTCCAATACTACAACATGGCTTTCTACAAATGCACCAGAAATATTAATATATGGTGTTGTTGCTGAAGCTTTTTCCTACTTGAAAAATCCTACATTTGTGCAATTATACGATCAGAAGTACAGTCAAGCTGTACAAGGTTTATCTGTTACTCAAATGGGCAGGAAACGAAGAGACGAATACGCAGACGGAGTCCTGCGTGTGCCGTTACAATCAGTGGCTCCAGGAGGTAAGTAAAGATGGCCATTACACAAGCAGTCTGCAATAGTTTTAAAGTAGAACTATTACAAGGCGAACACGATTTTCGATCATCTGGTGGAGACGCTTTTAAACTTGCTTTGTATACAGCATCTGCATCTCTGAGTGCTACTACCACTGCATATGGTACTGGTAATGAAGTTAGTGCTTCAGGTTCTTATGCTGCAGGTGGTGGAGCATTAACCAATCAAGGTGCCTCAGGATCTGGTGCAACAGCATTCATTGATTTCAGTGATTTAAGTTTTACAAGTGCAACAATCTCAGCGCAAGCTGCCGTTATCTATAACGCAAATACTACTGCAACAACTAATACAAATGCAGCAGTTATGGTTTTAGATTTTGGTGCAGTGAAGACTTCAACATCAGGTACATTTACAATTCAGTTCCCAGCAGCAGACGCATCTAACGCTATATTAAGAATATCTTAATATAAGTATTTAGCTTTTGTTGTAGTTGGGCTAAGATACAATTATGTTTTTTGGTACTACAACTTTTGCTGAAGATTCTTTTAGTGCTCAAGGTAGCAAGAATGTTACAGTTGCCCTTTCTGGCATAGCACTAAATACTGCTGTTGGAACAGCTACCATATCAGGTAATGCTGTTGTTACACTTACAGGACAATCCCTCAGTACAGCTATAGGTAACGAAACCGTTAGCGCAAATGCTAATGTTACTCCAACAGGTATTTCTCTCACTTCTACACAGGGAAGTGTTACTATATTTAGTTCTGATGTTATTGTATCACTAACAGGACAGTCAATATCCTCTGCAATAGGTCCTTACTCTATTGCTGCTGGTGGTGAGACAAGCATTGTTGTTGGAGCAGAAGCTCTTATTGAAACAACTATTGGTGATTCTGTTGTTACAGGATCTGCCGTTGCAACGGTTACTGGAGAAAGTTTAACAAGTACAATTGGTGATGAGTTAGTTACCGGAGGTGTTACTGTTTCTGTTACAGGTCAAACATTAACCTCAACTCTTGGAACTGTTAGTATTGAAAATATCACAATTGCCTCTGTCACAGGAGAAAGCTTAACAACTGCGATTGGTGATGAAACAGTCACAGGATCAGCCTTAGTTACTCCTACAGGAATAGCTCTCACCGTTGTTCAAGGTCAGGCTCAAGGTCAAGCAGGAGCCGATGTCCCTGTTACAGGACAATCAATTACTTCTGCTCAAGGTAGCATTACTGCAACAGGAATAGCTGTTGTTTCTTTAACGGGGATTGATATATCCACCACTTTAGGAAGTGTAGGAGTTGTTGCTTGGTCTCCTATCGTACCGGGAGCCACGAACGATTGGACTCCTGTAGATGACAGTAACACGAACACATGGACAGAAGTTGATGATTCTGCTACAAATACATGGTCAGAAGTTGATGACAGAGAGGTAGCTTAGTGCTATAAAATATCATGGCTTTCGTAATAAATGATCGAGTAAAAGAAACTACAACAACCACAGGAACAGGCACAATCACTTTAGGTGGTGCCGCTACTGGTTTTGAAACTTTTGCTGCAGGAATAGGTAATTCCAATACAACCTATTACTGTATTACACTTCCAAATTCAGCAGAATTCGAAGTTGGTTTAGGTACATTGAACGGCGATTCTAGCACTCTGGCTAGAACAACAGTAATTAGCAGTTCTAACAGTGATAGTGCTGTTAATTTCTCAGCAGGAACAAAAGACGTATTTTGTACATTACCTGCCAGTAAGGCAGTTGTTGAAGACGCTAGTAATAATGTTGCGATTGGTAATGATTTAACAATTGGTGCAAAATTAAAACTACCTACTAATACAGCAAACAAAATCTTAGTAGCAGATGGTACTTCTTTTGAAGAAGCGGACATGTCAGGAGATGCAACAATAGCTTCAGGAGGTGCAGTGACACTTGCAAGCACAGGAGTTTCAGCGGCAAGTTACACAAATACAAGTTTAACAGTTGATGCGAAAGGTCGAATTACAGCGGCTTCTAGTGGTACAGCAGGAGCTAGCGCAGGGTTTGTAATTGCTATGGCCGTAGCCCTATGATATAAAGAGGAGATAACATGGCCCAAGATTTTGAAAGAGTTGTAGCATTTGATTCCGCAGGTGACGTGAATATTGGTACAACTGTACGAACAGTTTTAACATCAAATAGTGATGATGCTCTTATTGGAATAAGACTTACCAATATCACAACAGCTACTATTAAAGCTGACGTCTATATTACTAGCACTGCTAGTGGTGGTTCAGCTGATTCTTACTTTGCAAAAGGAACTCCGATTGCAGCAGGTGGATCTTTAGAGTTAATAGATGGCGGATCAAAAATTAATATTCAGTCTGGAGATGCTTTAAAAGTTAAATCTGATACAGACGCTAGTTTAAATGTATGGGTATCTTTTATAGATAGCATCAGCACCTAGGGGTAACATATGGGCTACCTAGGAAATCCAGTAACAAAAGATTTTACAACCACAACATCCGTGCAAACATTAACAGGTGATGGATCTGTATCGTATGCTCTTTCAGCAGCAGCGGCCGTACCAGAAGATATTGCCGTTCTTCGTAATGGAGTGAGGCAGAAACCAACGACAGACTACTCAGTCAACGGTGCACAAATAACTTTTACAACAGCCTTAGCGTCATCTGATTCTTGTTTTGTTATTTTTCTAAATGGTATTTTATTAGATCAAAACACACCGGGTGCAAACAGTATTCAACCAAGCATGATGACATCTTTCAATGGTGTCTATGAAAACTTACAAACTATAACCGCTACGACTACAGTAGCATCAACCGATAACGCATTCTTAGCAGGCCCTGTAACATTTACAAGCACCGTCACAGTGGAGGGTAATCTGACAGTCGTATGAGCACACTTGAAGTAAATAAATTAGCACCTCTTGCTGACAATGGCACAGTTACCTTAGGCGATAGTGGTGATACAATAACTATTCCTAGTGGTGTAACCATTACCAACAATGGAACACAAACAGGATTTGGTGGGAGTAATGCTCCAGCATTTACGGCTTATCTTGGTTCTGCCCAAACAGGTATCAGTGATTCTACAGAAGTAAAAGTAAATATTAATACTGAAGTATTTGATACAGATAATGCTTATGACAATTCAACAAATTATAGATTTACACCGCAAGTATCTGGTAAGTATTTTTGTTATGGTCAAGTAGCTATAAATGGTCTTAATCCAAGTAATATGTATCAAGGTATTACTAGAATTAAAAAAAATGGTAGTACAGTTTTAGGTCAATTATGGGATTATAGAACTGATGGTATTGGATATACTATGTCGCCTTCTGTATCAGGTATTATAGAAATGAATGGTTCAACAGATTATATAGAATTATATATATATCATGTTAAAGGAACTAGCGACACTTCACAAGTACAACCTGGTCAAGATGAAACAAGATTTATGGCATTTAAATTAATAGGAGTATAATGGGAACAATATTCGTCGATAACTTAGAACCACAATCCGGGACTAGCTTAACGCTAGGAGCGAGTGGTGATACAGTGAACCTCGGTTCAGGGGGCACGGTCTATAATACGCCTGCTTTTTATGCTACACAAGAATCAGAGCAAACTATTTCCACAGGTTCAGTGACTGTGATATCTCTTGATACAGAAGTTTTAGATACAAATAGTTGTTATAGCACTTCAACATACAGATTTACTCCCAATGCCTCAGGATTCTATTATGTTTTTATGCATTCTGCTTTTGATACAAATGATGATTTTGACGGCGTAGAGATGCAAATGTATAAAAATAACTCAACTCAAATTGCAGGAGGTATAACTAGAAATGAAAGTGCAAATAATATATCTATTTCTGCTATAGTACAATTAAATGGTTCGTCTGATTATGTCGATGCTAGGGCTTATCAAAATTCTGGATCTGACAAAGTATTAAGAAGAACAGGCGGTCAAACAGTTTTCGGAGGCTATAGAATCATAGGAGCATAGATGTCAAAGATACTCGTAGATACAATAGACACTAGAAGCGGAACTACTACCTTAACATTAGGTTCCACGAATGCAGGTACGATTGCCTTGGGTAGTGGTGATGTGCAGAGTAATTTTCTATATCCTGCCTTCCATGCTAAATTAAGTAGTGCTCAAACTTTAGTTTATAATACTGCTACAAAAATACAATTTAACACTGAAGTTTTTGACACAGACTCTGCTTATGATAACTCTAGTAATTATCGGTTTACAGTTCCAAGCGGTAAGGCGGGTAAATATTTTATTTATTATCAATTAAGAGCAAGTTCACTTGGCACAACTTGGCAGTTTGGAAGAGTACAGGTTTATAAAAATGGTTCAGCTTTTAGTGATAACGCACAAAATAATGGAAGTTCTGCTTTACATAGTTCAAATTTTTTTAATGGAACATTGACCTTAGATTTATCTGCTAGTGACTATTTAGAAATTTATTACACTCACGAATCAAGTGATAACAGTAATGGAACTGCAACGGTAGGCAGTCCGGGAGAACAAGGTGTATTTGGAGCATACAGGATAGGAACATGAGCACGATCAAAGTATCAACAATCTCTCCTCTCGGCACAGACGCTACGAAGACGATTACGATGGGTGAGAGCGGTGGAATTATTACAAGAGCGAGTGGAGCAAATGCTAACTTTGCTGGAGTAAAAGTTGCTGGTATGTGGAGAATAAACACAGGTACAAATTTAGTTGCTGATACAGAAACTACTATTACAGCAGGTTGGGAAGAAGTAGATAGTGATGGATATGGAACAATTGGTAGTGCTATGTCAGAATCATCAGGTATATGGACTTTTCCCGAAACCGGTATTTATCAAATACTTTGGAATGTACAATTTAAAGACCCTCAAGCAGCTGGTAATCGATGCACAACTATAATTTCAGTCACTACAGATAATTCTTCTTATTCTACAGCCACAGATAATTCTGGAAATTTTAATGACACATCTAGCCGAGCATCAATTTTAGCAAGTCATATTTTTGATGTCACCAACACAACCACCCATAAGTGTAAATTAAATGCTCTTTGCACAGGTACAGTTACATTACATTCAGCAGATTCTCAAAGCAGAACTTGGGTGCAATTTATAAGATTAGGAGATACATAGCATGGCAGTAACAACGATACCAACAGCGGGGATCGCTGATAATGCAGTGACTGCATCTAAAGCTGGTTTTAATAATATAAACTTTAAAAACATCATCATTAATGGTGATATGTCTATTGCACAGAGAGGTACTTCTTTTACAGGACAGACAAGCGGTGCTTATTATTTAGACAGATTTAAAACAGATATGAGTAGTTTAGGTACTTGGACTATTACCCAATCAACTGATGTTCCAAGCGGTCAAGGTTTTAAAAATTCTATGAAATTTGATTGTACGACTGCTGATGCTTCGCCTAGTGCCAATGATTTTTTATATTTAAATCAACCAATAGAAGGATATAACACACAAAGTTTTAAGTTTGGTTCGTCTAATGCAGAAAGTTTAACACTATCTTTTTGGGTTAAATCCAATAAAACAGGAACATATATTGTAAGGTTTTATGATATTGATAATCAAAGAGTACAATCTCAATCCTACACAATATCTTCTGCCTCTACATGGGAAAAGAAAACGATTACCATAAGTGGTGATACTGTTTCAGGTCCTAACTTTGATAATGGATATGCCTTTGCTGTGAATTGGTGTTTAGGTGCAGGAACAACTTATACCTCTGGAACTTTAAATACTTCTTGGAATAGTGTAACAAATGCAAATCAATTTGTCGGTCAAGTGAACTTAGCTGATAGCACATCCAACGAATGGTATGTTACAGGAGTACAACTAGAAGTCGGTACATCTGCTAGTGACTTTGAGTTCTTACCTGTTGATATAAATAAAAATAGATGTGATAGATATTACAAAAATCTTGATTCAAATGATTTTAGATTGTACACAACAGCTCTTGACGGAAATACATCTGATAGATTAGGTGGTACTCTTGGATTTACTACAGAAATGAGAACAAGTCCAAGTGTGACAAAAACAGTTGCTAATAGTCAAAGTGTTGAAAGTCAACATTTATCACCTAATGGATATTCAATATTTACCTCTGTTAGTAACAGAGGAGGAACAACTCATATTGACCAAATAAAATTTGATGCGGAGTTATAATGATTAGTACAGTTGAAAAAAAATATAATGCAGATAGCACTTTTAATTATGAAATTAATTATCAAGATGGAACTATATGGACTGTTCCTCACAATGAAGCAAATCGACACTATCAAGAAATACTCGAATGGGTAGCTGAAGGAAACACAATTACAGATAATGGGGGTGGTGAATAATGGGCTATTTAGGCAATCCAATCGTACAAGGTAACTTCTCTCAGATTGATGATTTGAGCGGAAGCTTTGACGGTTCAACAACACAGTTTACCATACAAGTAGGCAGTAATACTCAGATCATTGGTAGCTTGGCACAATTACTGATTCATATTAACGGAGTCTATCAAGTACCGGGATCCGCGTTTACTGCAGGTTCTTCCAGTGGTACGATAGCTTTCACTGCGGCCCCTGCAAGCGGTGCAACCTTCTCTGGTATTATCTTTGGTGATACATTTGATGTAGGTGCTCCTACAGACGCAACGGTGACCGCGGCCAAATTAACAAGTATTAATGGTGCATACAGAAATGTACAAACATTAACAGGAGGACTTTCTATTGCAGCGACAGAGAATGCGAGTATAGTAGGTCCTGTAACAGTGTCCTCAGGACAGACAATTAACGTAGCCAGTGGTGGAACGCTGGTCATATTATAAGGAGTAAACAATGGCATCATTAAGCACAAAGGTAAAACTTTACTGCGCAGCTAACTCGAAGACTGTAGACTTTACAAAAGATGTTTTACTTCAGGATGATTCTGATGGTAAAGGTCCCTACATCAAGGAATGGAATATTTCTGGTTTGGACAAACCAACAGATGATCAACTCGCTGCACAAGAAGCAGCAGGTAACACTGAAGAAACAAACAATACAGTCAAAGCTACACGTAGAGCAGCATACGGAGATATCGGTGAACAGCTCGATGAAATCTATAAAGACATCGATGCGTGGAAAACTAGAATCAAAGCTATTAAAGACGCAAACCCTAAGTCATAAGGAGTAAGTAGTGGTATCGCAGTTAAAGGTAAATGAGATTATAAAGCAGTCAGGCTCATCAATTACGATTGGTGTTGATGGGGATACTGTGTCCGGACCTTTTACTATGGTGCCTGCGTTTGAAGCACATTCCAACGCAGATCAAACTATTTCAAATAACACATATACTAAAGTTAGTTTGCAAACTGAAATATTTGATACAGACAGTAAATATGATAATTCTACTTATAGATTTACTCCTACTATTGCAGGAAAATATTTTGTTTATGGTTCTGCTCGTTTTCAAGCTGAAGATTCACAAATGCTCTTTGGACAAACAGCTATTTACAAAAATGGAAGTATTTATGCTGAACGCATGATTGACTTTAGAAGTAATAATGGAACACAAATGAGTGTGGATATTTCTGTTATAATAGATATGGACTCAAATGACTATGTTGAGCTTTATGGAAAAATTTATAGAGGGGGTAGTGGTAGTATTAAAATAGAAACAGATAATAAAAGCACTAACTTTGGAGCATTTAGGATTATAGGAGCATAGATGACCAGTAAACTTAAAGTAAATTTAATCAATGACAGCGGTGATAATAACATCATCACGTCTGATGGTTCGGGAAGCTTTACTGCTAGTTCAAGTTTAGCTTCTTCTGTAGCAAGTGTGGGTGGACTTCAGAATACTCCTGTTTTTGAAGCATATTTAGGTTCAAATCAAACTGTTACTGGTTCAACTCATACTAAAATACAGTTAAATAACACTACAATTAATACAGGAAGTAATTTTGATACTTCTAATTATAAGTTCACTTGTACTGAAGCAGGAACATATTTTTTTATCGGCAATCTTCGTGCTAATTCAAGTAGCTCTTATCAATTGGCTACAAATGTACCTAGTATTTATAAAAATGGTACACAAATAAGACAATCTTATAACCATATGAATAGTTCTAATGCACCTTCTAATGTAGAATCTAAAACTGTTCATACTGTAGTTAGTTTATCTGTAAATGACTATATAGAGTTTTATGCATACATAGGAACATACGCAGGAACACCAACTGTTAATGCAACCGATACATATTTTCAAGGATTTAAATTAATAGGAGCATAGACCATGGCACTTAATACATTACCCAACGCAGGATTAACGAATAGAGGTTATCCAAGCGATCGCCTCGTAACTCCTATCATTATCAATGGTGATATGTCTATTGCACAGAGGGGTACTTCTTTTTCTTTTAGTTCAAGCAGTGGATTTACAGTAGATAGATTTGACTTTGAACGAACAAGTGGAGCTACTGGAGATTGCACCATTACTCAAGAGTCAGATGCACCTAGTAATACTGGTTTAGTTAAATCTGTAAAAATAGCCGTAGATACAGCAGAAACACCAACAGGAGGCGGCAATTGTCTCTTTCAACAGAAACTTGAAGGATTTAATGTAGCACCTCTAGAACATGGACAATCAAATCCACCAAGTGCAACATTAAGTTTTTGGGTGAAATCTAATAAAACGGGAACATATAGTGTTCAAATTAAAGCAGAAGGAAGCACGGGTCGTTATGTTTTATTTGATTATACAATTTCTTCAGCAAACACATGGGAAAAGAAAATAATAACATGGGTAGGAGATACAAGTGTTGCTCTGGACTATGACAGTTCTAGAAGACTAAGAGTTATTTGGCATCTTGCAAGTGGACCTAATGATAAAGTAAGTCCAACAAGTTCATGGGCGACAAGCAGTATATTTCAAATGTCATCAAATGCAGTAAACTTTTTTGATGATGCATCTAATGAAATTTATTTTACAGGAGTACAACTAGAAGTCGGTGAGTTTGATTCTACATCCATACCTAGTTTTCCTTTTGAGAGTCAAGAAAATAACCTAAGAAAATGTATGAGGTATTATGAAAATTTTACAGCAAGTGGTTCACACAAAGCATCCACTGTATTTGGTAGCGCTTCTGCTAGATGTTATTTTGAATACAAAGTAAAAAAAAGGTCTACCCCTACTGTAACTATTTCTCAATCAGCAGGAAATGGAGATGGTAATGTTTCTTTTTTAACAAAAGCTGGTGCTTTTGTAGGGACAATAGGAACGCACGAAATACTTAATAGCGCTATTGATGGATTTAATCTTAATATTGCTTCAGGTTATGGTTCTACAGGTTGGTCGGAGGGTTTTGCTGTGATGTTTTATGTAAATGGTAATAATTATGAAGTTTGGACAGCAGATGCGGAGTTATAAATATGATTAATACAGTAGAAAAAATATATGATAAATTACCACCAAATTCATTTATGTATAAAGTTGTTTTTCAAGATAATTCAACAATCTATGTACCTCATGACACAGCAAACCGACACTACCAAGAGATCCTTGAGTGGGTTGCAAATGGTGGTACAATAGTGGATAATGGAGAGTAATTATGGCATCAACATATTCAGATAGACTTAAACTAGAACTACAAGGAACGGGCGAAAACGCTGGTACTTGGGGTGATAAAACAAATAATAATCTCGGTGTTTTAGATGCGTTCGCTGGTGGTTATTTGTCCAAATCTGTAGCGGGCAGTGCTGACGTTACACTGACCACGGCCAACGCCTCTGCAACCGCTGAATCTTCTAATAAAGTTATTGAGCTGACAGGGACATTAACAGGAAATATTACTGTCTTTATTCCTGCTAAAGAAAATAATTATTTTATCTATAATAACACTGCTGGATCTTATACGGTAAGTATAGCTCCGACAGGACATACTGCAAATAATACAGTGGTTGCTCAGGGTGCAAAGACCTTCGTATATTGTAAATCAGACAGAGTAGAAGATTTATTTGGTGACGATCTTAAAGTAACAGGAAGCGTTACAGCTACTAGCTTTGTTGGTAGTGGTGCTTCCTTAACAGGTATTGAACCATTTCCTGCTGGAACTTCTATGTTATTTCAACAAACAGCAGCTCCAACAGGTTGGACAAAACAAACAACTCATAATAACAAGTCTTTACGTATTGTATCAGGTTCGGCAGGCACAGGAGGTAGTAATACTTTCACTGCTGCTTTTAATACTAATCAAACAGTTAGCGGTACAACTGGAGGCACTGCTGTCACTATTACAGGATCAACAGCGGGACACACCTTAACTGTTGCAGAAATGCCTGCACACAGTCACTTAGAAGGTAGCACTGTAGAATTTGGTGTTACAACTTCAACGTACACAGGAAATGTAAGAAATACAGGTAATGAAAATGATGGTCGTCAATTCAACACAGAGGAAACAGGTGGTGGCGGTTCACACAGTCACAATGCGGGTTCTTTAGCAGGTGGTTCACACACTCACTCTTTTAGTGATACATTTAATTTAGACGTTCAGTACGTTGACTTTATTATTGCTAATAAAGATTAATATTGAAAATAGAAATCAAAGATAACTGTCCTTTAAATGGATTTAAAAAATGCAAAAGATTTAATTGCGCTTGGTATACTCAAGTAAAAGGAAAGAATCCTCAAACAGGTGAGGATATTGATGAGTATGCCTGTGCTATCACTTTACTACCCTTACTCTTGGTAGAAAATTCAAGACAAACAAATCAAGCAGGAGCTGCTATTGAAAGTTTTAGAAATGAAATGGTCAAATCTAATATGGCTACACTAAATACTTTAATAGACGCAAAAAACAAAAAACTCGGAAAGGAGTAAAATGATAGAAGGCGATCTTAAAGATCACAATATAAAATTATATTTAGGTATGCCTATGTATGGTGGGATGCTCAGTGAAAATACATTACACGGTGTATTGGGACTACAAACCTGGACAGCACAATCAGGTGTCGGTATGAAATTACAAACAATGGGTAATGAATCTTTAATTACTCGTGCAAGAAATACCATTGCGTCTATGTTTTTAGATGATCAAAACTTTATAGGTTCTCATTTATTATTTATTGATGCGGATATTGGTTTTCAACCGATGAATATTGAACGACTAATTCGTGCTGACAAAGATATTGCTTGTGGTATTTATCCTCGTAAGTGTATTCATTGGAATCAAGTCAAAGACGCACTGATAAAAAATCCTGATCTTCCAGAAGAACAATTGCAATACAAAGCTTTAGGATACAATTTAAACTTTGAGAATCCACAAAGTATTAAATTACAAGGTGGGTTTTGTGAAGTCATGGAAGCAGCAACAGGTATGATGCTTATTAAAAGAGATGTCTTTAAAAAGATGAAGAAAGCTTATCCTGAACGTAAATATATATCTGATCAGATTATCAATGGTAAAAGTTGGCGTTCTGATAACTGTTATGACCTTTTTGGTGTTGGAAAATTACCTTGGGATGAGAGTGAAAGATACCTAAGCGAGGACTATTATTTTTCTAGACTATGGTCTAAGATCGGTGGTAAGATATGGGCGGATGTCGCTTCGCCATTACAGCATCATGGTAGTATGCATTTTAATGGTCATGTCGGATCCATGTTTAGTTTAGCAGATGACATTAACAAAAATACAAATCAAACCGGGGATACAAAAACAGACCAGTGATTTAGGTGCTGCTGGTAGTTATATAGACTCTGACAATGTTCGTTTTCGTTACGGACTTCCTGAAAAAATAGGTGGTTGGCAAAAGACCACAGACAATAAATTAATTGGTGTGGCTCGTGATGCTCATCATTGGGTTGCGCTTGATGGCACACGATTAGCGGCCCTCGGCACAGATAAAAAATTATACATTTATGCTAACAGTATTTTGTATGACATTACACCTGCACGACAAACTAATTCATCTGTATCTAATATTTTTACAACAACAAACGGTTCTGCTAATGTCACTGTTAACATTACATCTCATGGTGCTAATGCAGGAGACATAGTTACTTTTTCTGGTACAACAGGACTATCTGGTACAAGTTTTACAGCAGAACAATTTGATCGAAGTTTTGAAATTAAATCAATAACAAGTGCAAATGCTTTTGTTATTCAACAAGACGCTAATGAATCTACAGGAACAGCTACAACGGGAACAGCTACTGCTGTTTTTGATATTGCTATTGCACCAGCCTTTTCCACATTTGGTTATGGTTGGGGTACATCAACTTGGAATACAGAAACATGGGGCACCGCAAGATCTACTTCTAATGTGACACTAGATGGGCGTGATTGGTCTTTAGATAATTTTGGTGAACTATTAATTGCAACCGCACTAAATGGATCTACTTTTCAATGGTCGCCGACATCAGACGGTTTAACAGGTAAAGCAAGTGTAGTTACAAACGCACCAACAACCTCAAAGTTTTCTTTAGTCTCAACTCCTGACAGACACTTAATATTATTTGGTACAGAGAAGACAGTTGGCACAGCAAGTTCACAAGATCCTTTATTACTGCGTTTCTCATCACAAGAAGATATTAATACATATCAACCAAAAGCAGAAAACACTGCAGGGTCACTTCGAATACAAGATGGTTCTAGTATTGTTGGAGCAGATAAAGCTCGTGGTCAAATTTTAGTATGGACAGATACATCACTGCATGGCTTACAATTTATTGGTCCACCATTTACTTTTGGATTAAATCAATTAGGTCGTAATTGTGGATTATTAGGGCAACACTCTGCTGTTGTTGTTAGAGATGTAGCCTATTGGATGGGCCAGAATGCTTTCTTTGTATTTGATGGTACCGTGAAAAAATTACCGTGTACTGTAGATGATTTTGTTTTTGAAAATATTGATTTAACACAGTCAGATCAAATCTTTGCAGGTGTCAATACGGAATTTGCTGAGGTTATTTGGTTCTATGTAACCAATCCTAATAACAATCCAGCACCACAAGTTAATCGTTGTGTTGTCTATAATTATTTAGAACAGTCTTGGTCCGTAGGCACACTCAATAGAACATCATGGGTTGACCGTGGTGTCTTTCAGTTTCCTTTGGCAACAGAATATGAAGCTAACACTACCACTAATACAACTCCCACAGTGATTGGTTTATCTAATGGTGCTTCAAGTTATTATCAACAAGAGTTTGGTACAGACGCTGATGGTGAGGCTATGGCAGCTTTTGTACAATCAGGTGATTTTAATATTGATGAAGGAGGCGATCAATTGATGCGTATTGCAAGATTTATACCTGACTTTAGAGATCAATCAGGCGACTTAACAGTGACTTGGAGTTTTAAAAATTATCCGTATGGCAATGTTGTAAGTCAAACAGCCTCTACTGTTGCACCGACAGATACTAAAAAAGATATACGAGGCAGAGGTAGACAGGCTAATTTTAAAATTGAAAGCAACACAGAAGCAGGTAATTTTAAAATGGGTACATTTACAATGGATGTATTTCCAGATGGGCAACGGTAATGGCAAAGATACCTCAAACCAGATTTCCCGATCCACCGGAAGAATATAATCCAAGAGCTTTTGCCGAGCTAGTTCGACAGCTAGAACAAATTGTTTTACAATTAAATTCATCTTATCAACAAGATAACAAAGACGAGGTGAACAGAAGAACTACGTTTTTTGCTACAGGAGGTACAACCGATGCCTGATCGTTTTAGAACCTTTGCTTTGAGTCCTGCAAATACAGGAGCAAATACATTATTTACAGTGCCTGTCGCTGATGTGGCAGCAACACCACCCGTTCCTGTGACTACTTTTATGGTCAAAACTATTGTTTTACATAATGATTCAGGATCTGGAACACTTAATGCAGTGTTGACTTATAATAATGGAAGCACTGATTTTGAGATAAATAATGTAGCCGTACAACATCAAGGTACAAAAATTATCAATGGCACCTTTGTTTTCGAAGGTGGTGACAGTTTAAAGGTAACATCAAGTGCTGCAAATGACCTTGTTATTAAGGTTTCTGTGCTTGAAATGAAGGACCAACAATAGTACAAATAAAGGTTAGAGATGCATAAAATAATAGAAGAACCAAAACTTTTAGGACACAAGGAGATCAATGGTGCACAAGTTCCCGTATATAGTTGTAAGACAGAAACTGTCATTACGAATACACGAACAAATGCAACTTATGAGTCAGAGGATGATTGTTCTGCTGACATTGATAATCCTGATACCGATACTACCGATTCTGATATTAAGAGAGATGTTACAATTTTTGCACCACGATTGGCAAGTCTGGGTGCATCAAATAAGAAAGAATAAAAATGTTTAAAGATCTTTTTAAAGCAGCAAAAAAAGCCTTAAAAAACCCGATTGTGCAAATGGGTATTGGTGCTTTAATTCCAGGATCATCATTTGCAACTGGATTACTAGCTAAAAAAGGCTTAGCAAATATAGCAGGTCAAGTTTTAACAAATCCTGCTTTATTACAATCTGGTATCGGATTACTTTCTGGTGCGAAACCAGCGGATGTCGCAAAAGGATTAGCTTTAGGTGCAGGTCGATCTTATTTAACAGGAGGTTCAGGTGGTGTATCGGAGTTTTTCAGTGGAAAACAAATGGCACCTCAAGCAGGTAGTATTGCTCCTGCTTCAACAGTTCAAAATGTAGATCCAGGGTTGGCTGCAGGTAATTTAGGGTATGATACAAGTAATGTATTGAATCAAGTTAAAGAACCAGGATTTTTAGAAAGAATGGGATTAATTAAAAATACACAAGTAATTACAAATCCTGATGGGTCACAAAGTGTTGTACCTGTTACAGATTTCTTTGATAAATATTCTCCAATATTATCATTAGGTCAAGTTGGTTTACAAGTTGCTGCCGCTAGCTTAGGTCAGAAAGAAGCTGAAAGATTATATGATCCTGATCAAAACCCTTATTTAAGTGGTGACATAAAAATTACTGATGTATACAAACCTTTAGAATATAACAAAGGTGGTGGAGTAATGGACTTTCCTGAAAAAGACGGTATGATTGATGGTCCAGGTGACGGTCAATCTGACGATATCCCTGCAATGCTTTCCGATGGCGAATTTGTAATGACGAAACAAGCAGTAATGGCTGCGGGTAACGGTGATAGAGAACAAGGTACTAAACAAATGTATGACATGATGTATTCTTTAGAAGACAAAGCAAAAAATATGGGGATTGGTAGAGTTTAATGGCAAGTTTTGAAGAATTATTAGCACAAGGTTATGGTAATGTAGTAAAAGCTGGAGAGCTTATAACTTCTCCTTCTTACATGGCTGGAGCACCTGTTCCAGTTGCAAACGTTGCACCTACATCTGGTGCTGTTTCTCAAGCAACAGGATTAGTTGCAAATGCAGCTACACAAATGCCTGATTATTTTGGTCAAGGTGTTGGTGCCTTACAAGGAGCACAGTCAGCCATAGGTAACGCTATGGCGACAACAGCACAAACAACTGGTGCTTACGATCCACAATCCTATCAACAATTTATGAATCCTTATCAATCAGAAGTTATTGATGAGTACACAAAAGAAATGCAAAGACAATTTGATATCTCAGGTCAAGGTCGTGCTGCACAAGCAATTGGTGCAGGAGCTTTTGGCGGAGGTAGAGAAGGTGTTGTTGAAGCTGAAGCACAAAGAGGTTTTCAAGATCAATTAGGTAAAGGTATATCTGGTTTATTAGCATCAGGATATCAATCTGCACAACAACAAGCACAACAAACTTTTCAAAATCAACAAGCAGCACAACAAGCTGCAGCTGGTTTACAATTAGCAGGTGGAGAATTAGGTCAAGGTATTGGTCAAATGTATGGTACTTTTGGTGTACAAGCTCCAGGAGCTACAGGACAATTAGCAACAACATTGAGTCAACTAGGTGTCACAGAACAACAAGCTCAACAAGCACAATTCAATCAAGAGCAAGCAAATCAAATGGCAAGATTTATGCAACCTTATCAAGCATTACAGTTTCAATCAGGTCTAGTATCACAGTTTCCAACATTACCTGCTTTACCTCAATCAATGGGAAATCCATTACTTGCTGGAATTGGTGGTTTCTTTGGCGGATCATAAGAGGTGAGCCATGGCCAATTCAGGATTTGATACATTAAACTCTTTCAAAACAGATTTAACAATAAAACCTATAAGTCCTATTCAACCGTTGCCTAATGTACAAGGTGGCACATTTACTGTAACTGATCCGCAACAACAAGCGGAAACACAGGCTAAAGATGAAGTAAATATGAATTTAGCTGAGGCAGCAGTTGATCAAACACCTATATACAATCAAATGGCATTAAATTATGCCGATAAGTTTCTTCCTGTAAGACAATCTATGGATGAGACTCAAAGTATGATTGCTGAAAGTATGGGTCTTGGAAAAAGAGTTAGTTTTGAAGATGCTTTATCAGGTATACAAGAACAATTAGGTCCTTTACCACAAACAAAAGGCGTAGAGAAATCAATAAACTTTTTAGTCGATTCAATAAATGCAAGAACTCCTTATAAGGGTGCTGCAGGAATTTTTGATGTGTTAGCACAAGCAACAGGTTCATATTTAAAAAGAGAAAGTGCAGAGAAAGCAGCTAAAATTACACACAATTTAAAAATGAAAGAACTTGCCATTGAACAAATGCAAGCTCAAAACGCAGCAATTCTTGAAAAAGAAGCTGATTTTTTTCTAAAAAAAATGAATATGGATAATGAATATCTTATGAAAAATCTTTCTTTCGATATGGACATGCAAAAGAAATTAGCTGATTTTGATATAGATACGGCTAAAGAAAAACAAAAAGCAGCTTTGGATTTATATAAAAATCCAGATAGACTTTTTGACAATATAACATTTACTGATCCAGAAACAGGACAACCAGTAGTTTCAACATCCATGAAAGTTTTTAATCCAGAAAAAGGTGTCTATGAATTTATGTTACCAAGATTAGATGAAAAGGGAGATACTGTTTTTGATATAGAAGCTCCTCCTGGTTTTTATTTATCACCCCTTGATTCACCACAAACAGATGCTGCTTTATCAGCAGGTGTACCAAACTTCACACAAGCATCTAATTTGATTGGAGATTTCTCAACATTAGGTCGTGCAGGTGATATTGTACAAAAAATGTTGACTATAGATGCAGACAAAGTTGCACGAGGAGAAAACTCACCTTTTGGTGCCGAAGGTCTTGTTGACTTCTTTAAAAAAGAATCAAGAGCTACTTTTGGATCTTTCATGAATGCAGTTAGTCCAGGACTTGGTGATCAGTTGACACAAGAAGGTGGAACGTTAAGAAATAAAGATAAAATATTTTATCCTGATATAGATCCTGTAACAGGTCTGGAAGCAGAAGAAGCAAAACGTGTAACTTTTCAAGCACCTAAAGATGGTATAAAGATACCAATACTTACATCTGACTTCAAACCTGTTGATAAATTAGTAAAAGTTGACGACTACTTCAAACCAATTACTTATACATCTTTAGGATATGACGATACATACGCTAAATTAAAAGTTCAAGAAAACTTAATTGTATATGCTCTAGCACGTGCCCTGAAACCTACAGGCCGATTAAATGTTGATGATATTAACAGAGCTTCTCAATTAGTTAATCTTCAAGGATTTAAATCACCTGATTTTGTAAGAGGTCAATTGGGAGAAATATTAACCTTTATTAGACAAGCACAGGTGGATATTTACGGTCAAGGTTCTTATGCAGGTGGGGACAAGAATGTTTTTGATTCACCACAATATAAAGAAGATGTTACCAAATATAAACAATTTTTAGGTGAACTACCTCCTCCACAACAACCTTCATCAACTACAGAACAAGATGTACAACAATATGATTCTACAGATCAACCACAAGAAAATGAATTTTTTTTAGAACCAGAAGATTTAATGGGAGCAGGAGCATAATGGCCACACCAGCAGTAAAAAAAAATAAAGTTACAATTTTAAAAGGAACGCCAAATGAGCAATCTTTCTATTTTGAAAATCCTAGTAATCCTACTGCAGGTGATATTGCAAAAGTTAAAGAGTTTTATGGTATTGATCAAAGTGCTAGCCCACAACAACTTGTAGAACAATTAAATCAATACAAAACTGCAACACAAGCTAATATACTTAAAGATATTCCGTTTAATCCTGAAACTCAGGCTAAACAATATTATAGTGTTCTCGCACAAAAAATGGCAGACACTAATCAACGTAGGAAGTTGATTGAAGATCCAGCTAATTATTATTTTAAAGATTTACAAAGTAAATTACCGATGGGTCTTGATCGTTTAGTGCCTGATCAATTGGTTTCTAAACCTTCTTTTGAAGCTATAGGTTCTTTAGGAGCAATGGCAGGAGCCGGTGTTTTAACAGCTCCGACAGGTCCTGTTGGTATGGGTGCCAGTATACTTGCTGCAGATTCTTTAGGTGCAACTGCAGGTGGACAAGTATACGAATTGACAAATCAAATGTTACGACATTTAAATGATTTACCTTTAGAGAGTAGAGAATTACAAAATGCTAAATTTTTAGAAGACGCATATATGAATCTAGCTTTTACAGGAGGAGCCATGTCCCTCGGACCACTGGTCAAAGCATTTAAACCTGTTGTTGGAAGAGTTTTATTTGGACTAGACAATAAAAACCCTGAATATCAAAAAATGTTAGAAGTAGCAGAAACTTATGGAATGCCTTTAGGTATCATACAAGCAACAAATAGTGCTTTTTGGAAAGGTTATTCTAAAGTTTTAGGTGTATTTCCTTTCATTGGAACTCCTTTTAGAAGAGCGGGTGAAGGAACACAAGAATCAATAAGACAATATTTTGATACAGCTAGTCGTAATTTCGCACCTTTTCAACACATGGCCTCATTAGGTGGAGATGTAATGAAATTTGCAAGAAAAGAGTATGAGGATACGATGACTATATCAAGATTACTTTATGAAGATTTTGAAAATTATGCAAAACGATTAGAGGGTAAAAAAGTTATCAAGCCAGAAACTGTTACAAAATTAGCAGATGAGTTTGACAAAGTATTGAAAGGACAAATGCCTGCAACTCCCGGGTATGATTTTAAATTTCCTGGTGAAGCATCAGAGAGGTCTTTCAGAGAATTCTATCAAACGTTAAAAAGATTAGATCCTGACGGAATTACAATTCAACAAGCTAGAAAGCTTCAAGAACTTTTCACTAATTTTGCAGCAAATTTTAAAAACGAAGGTAAAGGTTTTGTGCCTGCAAAAGAGGGATCTAGAATTACACAACTATCCCTTGCTCTAACACATGATTTTAACAAAATGGTTAATATTGATGATGATGTTGAGAAAGTTGTTTTTGATACAGCTTTAAAAAAACTTACAACAGCTAATTCTTATTTAGCGGATGTAATGCCTAAATATGAAGGTCCTGTTCCTAATATGTATAAGCAAGTAAATGCAAATATATTTGGTCCTGGTCCACAGTCAACAGTAGGGGGTACAATGTATGCCTCTGATGTTTTAAATACTGTTTTAGAAATGTCAAAAGATAATCCTGATGCGATGACAGCTATTTTAAAATTAGCAAAAACACCAAAGGCTAATCTAGATGCATATTACAAAGCAGGTATGAAAGAAAATGTTCCTGTTAAAGTTAAAGTACAAACATTAGATGACACACCTCGATTGTCTAATGGTGATATGAATCCTAATTTTGGAAAAACAATCACAACGGAAGAAACCGTTATGTCTATGGGACCTGATGCAGGAGCTAAAAAAATAATGAGAAAATTATTTGATGATGCTTTTCAAGGGTCACTGTCTGGTCTTCCTGTTGCAAAAACATTTACTGATTATAAAAATTTAGCCAAATTAGATCCAGAAAAAGTTTATAAACAGGGTTATAAAGATACACAAGATGTTTTCAGATTTAGAACAGTAGATTTTGATCCTATGAAGTTTGCAGAAAATTTAGGATTAAATAGTCCTGACAAAAGAAAAGTTTTAGAACAAATTTTAAAACCTACTGGAACAAAAATAAAAGATATTGAAAGATTTTTAGATATAGCAGAACGAGCAGGTAGTTTCACTGTTACCGATCCTTCAACTTTTGTACAAAGACGTGTAACTTTAGGTGGTTTTAAAAGTTTATTATTATTTGGTGGTGCACAAGCTGGTGCAGCCATGGCTGGTTTTGGTTTACCTACTTTAATGGTTCCCTTACTATTACGTTATGGTTCATCTTTATTGACTGACCCTAAAGTTTTAAAAGCATTTTCACAAGTTTTACAAGATACAGGATTGGATGTTGCTAAACGTTCAGCTTACGCCAGTGCATTAGGAAGACCTGAAACTACAAAAGAAAGTTTAAAACCTTTTACTATATCAAAAGAAAATCAAAAAATTCTTTTAGACTGGGCTAATGCAACATTACCTACCGAAGAAGATTTAGAACAGATGGACTTTGCTAACAAAGTTGAAGAATCAATTTTAAGTTTAATGAAAGAACCTCAAAAAAGTGTTGAGTCCAGAGCAGCAAGAGAAGATCAAATGAAATTAATGAATAAATTAAATCCTCAAAATCCTAGAGGTTTAACTCAACGAGAAGCTTATATGGGCAATCTAATACAAGAAAAACTACAACCAACTTTTCAAGCTAATTTAGGTGCAGGTCAACCTCAAGTTGCAAGTGGCAAACTAAGTCCTGACGTGCGATCAGATTTAGCTTTTGGTAGTTTAGATGAAGCTTTAGAAACACAAATGTTCAAAAGAGGAATAGGCGGACTATAATGAAAAGAACAATGACAGGAGGTGTTGATTCAGTAAGAGTTATTAATTTACCTACGGGTATGAAAGATGGAGGAGATTTATCAGTTCCTCCACCAAAGTCTTTACAGATGTTTGAAGGATTTAAAGCAGGACCTAATCAGTTTATGTTACAAGAAGAAGAAACAGTGATTCCTAGTGAGCCTAATGTTCAACCACGGACCATGGACCAACAAGGTGGTTTTTTTCCAAGACCTGAAATAAAAGGACCTATTCCTAGTGAACCTGATATTATAAGCACACCTTACATGGACAGAGCAACAGAAGGCACAACCATGAGTGAAAGATTTATGTATGGTCCTGTAATTGACCCTAGAGAAGTATATCCTATAGACCCCGATCCAGGAATCATGGGAATTCCACCAAATCCTAATATGCCACAAGGTATGGGTGGTGTTCCTAACTTATTGCAAGCAAATATGTTGAAACCTGCTGGAATTTTAGATATAAAGAAAGTCTATGATATATAGACTAAAATATTGGTTTACAAATTTATTTAAGAAAGGAGATCCCGATGAACATCAAAAGCATTGGGGGATAGGATCATGATTGATTTAACAGATGACTTGAAAGCTAGAGTACGTTTGCACGAAGGGGTACGCACAGTAATGTACTTGGACAGTTTAGGCAAAGCCACGATCGGTATAGGCCACCTTATTCAGCCTCACGAACGGACACGATACGCTGAAGGCGTAGAAATATCCATGGAAGAAGTTGAAGAACTATTTGATATAGACTTGAATAGAGCTGCTGCGGGGGCTGATTTATTGATAGATGAGTGTGTTGGACACGATTTACCTGACAATGTATCTGAAGTTATACTAGAAATGGTATTTCAATTAGGCACCAACGGTGTTCGTAAGTTCAAAAACATGTGGAAAGCCATGCGTGAAAAACGTTGGAAAGACGCATCTACTGAGATGAAGGACTCGAAGTGGCATGAACAGACAACAAAAAGATGTGAGAGTCTTGCAGAAATAGTTGCAAAAACGAACGTATAAGAGTAGGATTCAAGCATGGGTAAATACACTTACAAACATTTAGGACATAAACTCTTCTCAACTCCTGGCGTAATTGATGAATCTAAAATAGTAGAAATTAAGTTAGATCCAGTAAAAGTAACTGCAAAAGCCATGGATAGAGCTAGAAGAGCTAGAGAAGCTAAAAAGAAATAATAGGAGGCTCTATGAAAAAGAATCTAAAACCAGTTGATAAAAAGAAAAATCCTGGACTATCAAAACTACCAAAAAAAGTACGTAACAAAATGGGTTACATGAAAGACGGTGGTGAAGCAAAAGTACGTGGAATGGGTGCTGCTACACAAGGCGGTAAATTTCAAGGTGTCTTTTAATGCCGAACGATAGAGAAGAAGATTTACTAGAACGTATCCGAGAACTTCGTGGCTCAATGACCGAGGACAACGAATCAGAAGTCATGGCTGAAATTGAACAGCTTGAAGACGAACTCACAGGTGATTAATCATGGGTATTTTCGGTATTGCAAAAAAAGGCTTTGGTAAAGCTTTAAAAGCCGCAAAGAGAACCAAAGCAGGTAAAACTATCCGAAGAACTTTTGGCGATCCCACAAAAACTCCACAATATTTTGATAATATAACAGGTAAACCAATGAGAAAATTACCTGCCGGTCATTATAAAACTGGTGGTGGTAGAAGAATCAGAGTTGATTCTAAAGGTAAAATTTTCCACAAGAATTAAGTAATCCAACTTTTCAACTCATCACCCATCACTTGACTGGCTATGTCGACTTTGTTCTTCAAGGCAGTTAATATTTTTTCATCAACCGTTCCCTGACAAACAAAATCAACATAGGTAACCTTATTCTTCTGACCAATTCTGTGAGCACGATCCTCGCTTTGTAATCTTATCTCAAGATCATAATTGTTTGAAAAGTACACAACAGTGTGAGAGGCAGTAAGAGTGATTCCATATCCACCAGTCTTAGGGTTCGCAACAAGGTACGTGAGATCATGTCCTTTGTCCTGAAAATTTTTAACAAGATCCATGCGTACTTGATTTTCTGTATCACCATAAAAAGCTGCAGTCGAAGTATCACCGTATTTCTCCTTTAGTTTTTGAGTTATTGTTTCAATATTATGTCTATAGTTTGCCCAGATAATTACTTTGCCATCGACTTCCTCTAGGACATTTAATAGTTCATCATATCGTTTGTTAGGCACGTCATGGATTTCACCATTATCATTAATAGTGAATCCACAACATACCTGGTGCAACTTAACAATCTGTGAGAGCCGGTTCACAGATGTCGTTGTTTTGTCATTGAAAATAAACATTGCGTTTCTTCTCAATGATTCATAAGCTACAAGTTGTTTCTCACTCATAGGTATGAACCTTTTCATATATATTTTCTCAGGCAGGTCCGTGCATTCTTCTTTCTTGACACGGAAAGCATGAGTATAAATCTTTTCTTCTAATTCATCTAAACGTTGATAGCCTGTTATCATCGGAAAGTGACGACCACCTGACGTAGGTCTATTAATAACCTTTGCGTAGCGAGCACGAAAAGCATAGTAATTAGTTTGACCTAGTATCTTAGGGTCAAGAAAAGCAAACTGTGTATAAATATCTAGAGGTGATTTAGTAATAGGTGTGCCTGTTAAAATTCTTTTGTAAGCTAAATCTTTTGTCAACTTAATTAAGTTTTTTGTACGTTTAGCATTGTGTGTTTTGATAGTTGTACTTTCATCAACAATCATCATTGTTTTCTTTTTATCTTGTACACTGAGATATTTTTCTAAAAACTTTACACCCTTCGGTGATGAGATAGCTTCAATGTTCATCAAAAAAATATTTAAAGGAATGTGATCTTGTCTTTCTAAAAGAATGGTTAACTTAGCTTTAGTAACAGGATCTTTTAAACTCGGGTCCCACGTACTAATGCAATATTTTGTTTTATCAAAGTTTACAAACTCCGTAATTTCTTTATACCAATTACGATACACGGACTTCGGTGCAAAGATTACACAATTATCCACACCTTTTTCATGATGCAGACACATCAAGTCCATGATTGCTGTTATAGTTTTACCTGTTCCCATCTCCATCAAATAGGCGAAATTGTTGATGTTTGTATCATGACAAATTCGTCTTGCCTTTAGTTGATGAAGAAAAGGTTCCTTCAAAAAAAAGTTAGCCATATACAAAATAATATATTGCATTTTGTTAGGATTTCAAGTATAACTTTTTTAACGAACAATTAAGTGCTTAGCTGGCACTTATAGCTTGTGGCGGAACAACGTTTTTAACAGAGGCGTAACGCACAGGGGTGATAGAGTAGGGCTAACTAGCTGAGGCTATCATGAGTAGGTACGAGTAGGGTAGAGCAATGTTTATCTGTA